ATGGCTGATGCTTATGTAGTAAAACCAGGAGAGGGGTCTGTATGGCCCAATGATAGAAAAGAAGAAGATTGGCACGCAGACAAACGAGGTAAAATTTTAATGCCTGATAATGTTGTTGCGGGAGCAGAATATTATATTGACAGTTGGGATAAAAATTCTAATGGAAAAGATTGGTATCGGCTCAAAATTGGTAATCCTGTGGCGGGATCCAATACAGGGACACAGACACCAGTTCAGAATACGAACCAAGCTAGTAAACCTGTGGAAAATGTCACCGAACTTGAAGAGGATTTACCCTTTTAATGAGTGAGACTAAAAATAAAAACAAACCTATTCCATCACTATCAGGATATGGAGGTGTTAGAGCGTTACAAAAGAAGCTTGAGCGAAGTACAACTCTTGCTGCAAATAAAGAGGCTGTTTCGTACAGCCTTCTTTGTATGGCTAACACTAAAATTACTGACATTATGCAATGGGATGATCAAGGAAACATTAGTTTTAAAGCAAGTAATGATATTTCAGAACAAGCTTTACAAAGTATAAAGAGTATTAAAATTGACAAAACTGGTCAAATGCAAATTGAAATGTTTGATAAAGTAGGTGTATTACGTATTTTAGCTAAAGCTAGTGGATTGTTAGATAATCCTGAGCAATCTGATAAACCAAGTGTTATTGGTATTAATATTAAACCACCAAAAGTAATTGACAATGAAGATTAATTGTCCTAAATGTGATAAGGAAACAATATGCACATCTATTTACAGCAATGGGCCAGTTAAATATTTTGAATGGACTTATGTGTGTAAAGATTGTCAGGTTACAATAAATGTAGGATGGAAGAATGATTAATTGCCCACAATGTGAAACTGAAATGGCTTGGAATAGCGATTCTGATTTAGAAAATACAAATGTAATAGAGAATCAACCATCTAGCTTGGTGTGTTATAAATGTAATACAATTGCAGTAATATATTGGGGAAAAGATTATGAGTCCTAAAGACACTCAGGTAGGTGGTAATCATTATACTAATATGAAAATACAGCCTATGGAATTTTCAATGGCTAATAAACTTAACCCAATGCAACACACAATTATTAAATATGTTGCAAGAGTAGACTTAAAAGGCAATGGCGATGAAGATATAGATAAAGCAATACACACTTTACAACTTTGGAAACAATGGAGAAAAGACCATGGAGTTTAAACCTGAAATTGATAATTTAAGAGAGGAGTTTGCTATACATCGTCAGCATAACGATAGAATTTTAAAACTTATTGATGCTTTACATGCAGAAAATTTAAAATTAAGATCAATTGTTAATATGCAAGCACGTGATATAGACGATGAGCAATAAAAAAGTAAGAAGTGAAAAGCAATTAACAGGTCCGGGCATTGACTTAGATTTTACAAGTGCGCCAACAACCTATAGTTTTTTACAAAGCAATGCATTTGTACGTGGTTTAATGGGGCCTGTAGGATCGGGCAAATCTTATGCGTGCGCTGCTGAAATTATGTTACGTGCCGTTAGGCAAAAGCCCTCCCCTCAGGATGGCGTTCGCTATACCCGTTTTGTCATCGTAAGAAATTCTTATCCCGAACTTAAGACTACCACAATTAAAACATGGCAAGAGTTATTTCCTGAAAATACTTTTGGGCCAATGTTATACACTCCACCAATTACACATCATATTCGTTTACCTTCTAGAGGAGATGCAGCTGGAATAGATTGTGAAGTTATATTTTTAGCATTAGACCAACCTAAAGACGTAAGAAAACTTTTATCACTTGAACTAACGGGAGCATGGGTTAATGAAGCAAGAGAATTGCCAAAAGCTGTTATTGATGGATTGACTCATCGTGTAGGTCGTTATCCTACTAAAAAAGATGGTGGGCCTACATGGCATGGAGTTTGGATGGACACTAATCCAATGGATGACGATCATTGGTGGTATAGGCTTGCTGAAAAAGAAAAACTGTCAGGAAAATTTGCTTGGCAATTTTTTAAACAACCGGGTGGGGTTATTGAAGTTCAACCTGAAGATTTACCAGAAAATCCTGAAGCTAACGATCATATTTTTTCAGGAGGAAGATGGTGGCATTTAAACAAAAAAGCAGAAAATGTTTCTAATCTTCCAAGCGGATATTATATGCAAATGCTTGGAGGTAAAAATTTAGATTGGGTTCGTTGTTATGCTGAAGGTAAATATACTTACGTACAAGAAGGCAGACCAGTATGGCCTGAATATAATGATCAAATGATGAGTGGTGAAGTAGAATACGAACCTCAACTTCCTTTACATATAGGACTTGATTTTGGTTTAACTCCAGCCGCGGCTATTGGTCAAAGATTAGCTAATGGTCGATGGATCATACTACATGAAATAGTTACCGAAGACATGGGATTAGAAAGATTTGGCACTCAGTTGTTAGCTGAACTAAATGCACGTTATCCTAAAGCTCAGGTATTAATATGGGGAGATCCTGCGGGGATGCAAAGAGATGCAATTTATGAAGTAACAGCATTCGATTATTTAAGAACTTTAGGATTAAGAGCGCAACCAACTGCATCTAATAATTTTAAAGTTAGACGAGAGGGAGCAGCGGCACCTATGCAAAGATTAATAAATGGAAAACCAGGATTAATTATAAACACTGCTTGTAAAATGATTAGAAAATCATTAGCAGGAGGTTATCATTTTAAAAGAATAGCTGTAGGAGCTGGGCATGAAAGATTTAAAGACAGCCCAAATAAAAACGAACATTCTCATATTGGCGATGCGTTTGGTTATTTAATGTTAGGGGGTGGTGAACATAAAAGAATGACAAAGAATAGTTTAGCATCTAATACATTAATTGTACAAACAATTGCTACATCAGATTTTGATGTATTCAAATAATATAGTTGAAATATTAAAAGCAATGCCAAATGTTAAAAAAGCTTATTTTTTACCATTTCATATTGATCATACTAAAAAATTTGAAGGTATTATAAATTATGAAACTAAAACAATTTCGCTTGCAGATAGAATCGGTTATTTGGACGTGCAATCTAAAAGTGGCCCTGCTATTACTGCATTTGTTAATAATGTGCCTGTTGCTGTGTTTGGGTGCGTTATATTGTGGAATGGCGTTGGTGAAGCGTGGTCTGTATTCTCAGAGAAAGCTAGACGATATCCAATAGCTATGACTAAGGGAGCTATTTCATTCTTTGATATCGTTCAGATATTGTTTAATTTACATAGACTTCAAATAACAGTAAACTGTAATGACAAAAGAGCTGTGTCTTGGGCAAAATATTTAAAATTTGAATCTGAAGGTATTATGAAAAAATACAGCGCTGATAAAGACGATACATATATTATGAGGAGAAAGTAATGGGAGGAATGTTTGGTGGCGCACCTAAGCCAGATACATCGCAAGCTACAGAATCTTTAAGATTGCAAAGAGAACAAACAGCAGAATTAAAAAAACAAGCAGAAGAAGATAAACGAACTGCTGGAGAAGATTATGCTGCTAAAAGAAAATCATTAGCTAGGGGTGGAAAAAGAAGTTTGTTAGCAGATAATCGTTTAAATCCAGAAACAGGAATAGATGATGATGATTCTATGCCAACTTTAGGAGCTTAACATGGCTTCTCTTGATTATGGTATGGCTTTATCTAGAGGGCTAATTGCCCCTCAAAAAGAACTACAAGAAGAAATAAGAAAACTTGTAGGAGATACTTTTAAATCAACAGATTGGTGGAATCAACAGTTAGATCGACAAATTAAAGAAGGTGTAACTGAGAAAAAAACTAGAACAGAAACTACTTACCCGCAAGGCACTAATAGATACGGGCAGCCAAATCAATTTACAGGGCAACAAAATAATGGTGGAGATAGATTAGATGCGTCTTACTTTTCACCAGTAACTAAAACAATAAATTACACTGAACAAAGAGATTTAAACTCTAATGAATTAGATGCTATTAGCGATCAAGCAACAGAAGGAGCAAGAAAAGCTAAAAGAGATGCAAGCCAAGCAAAATTACCAAAAGATAGAAAAATTAGAGGATCTGGTGGTTTAATGGGCAGAGCAACAAGCAATAAGAAAGGTTTAGCTGCTGACTTGCCAAATTTAGGAAGTGTTGGTTTAGGTTTTAGAAATATAAAATTAGGTTAATTATAAGGAATTAATATGGTAGCAATGATGAGATTAAATGCCAAAGAGGTATTAGACCGACACGATAAAGCTTTAACTAAAAAAGAAGATTTTAGAAGTCTTTACGATGAAGCTTATGAATTTGCTTTACCACAAAGAAATTTATATGATGGGTATTATGATGGAGGAGTTCAAGGGCAAAAGAAAATGAATCGTGTGTTTGATTCAACTGCTATTGCATCTACTCAACGATTTGCTAATAGAATGCAGTCAGGAATTTTTCCTCCTCAAAGAAAGTGGTGTAGATTAGAGCCTGGTTCTGATATACCTGAAGACAGAAAAGCAGAAGCTCAAGCAGCGCTTGATCTTTATAATGAAAAACTATTTGATACATTAAAGCAGTCTAACTTTGACGTAGCTATTGGTGAATTTTTATTAGACTTATCTGTAGGAACGGCTGTAATGATGATACAGCCTGGCGATGATATTAATCCAATTAACTTTATTCCTGTGCCTCAATTTTTAGTTTCATTTGATGAAGGCGCTCATGGTCAAGTTGATAATGTGTATAGGCGTATGAAATTAAAAGTTGAATCTCTACAAAGGCAATGGCCTGATGCAAAACTTTCAGCAGAAATAAAAACTTTAATTCAACAAAAACCTACTGAAGAAATTGAATTAATTGAAGCAACTGTGTTTGATCAAAAACGTGGAGATTATTGTTATCATGTTATTGAAAAAAAGAGTAAAACAGAATTAGTCTATAGACGTATGGATCATAGTCCTTGGATTGTTTCTCGTTATGCAAAAATTGCAGGAGAAACTTATGGTCGTGGCCCATTAATTACAGCACTTCCAGATATTAAAACATTAAACAAAACACTAGAGTTAGTATTAAAAAATGCTTCATTATCTATTAGTGGAGTTTATACTGCGGCAGATGATGGTGTGTTAAATCCAAATACAGTAAGAATTATGCCTGGCGCTATTATTCCTGTAGCAAGAAATGGAGGCCCACAAGGTGAATCACTTAAACCATTACCAAGAGCTGGTGATTTTAATGTATCACAAATTGTTATGGATGATTTGCGAAAAAATATTAAACGTATTTTATTAGATGAATCATTACCACCAGATAATATGTCAGCCAGATCTGCTACAGAAGTTGTAGAAAGAATGAAAGAGTTGGCTCAAAATTTAGGTTCTGCATTTGGTAGACTTATTAACGAAACAATGATTCCTGTAGTAAGCCGCATGTTGCAAGTAATGGATGAAAAAGGTCTTATTACTTTACCTTTACAGGTTAATGGATTAGAAATTAAGATTTCACCAGTAGCTCCATTAGCTATGGCACAAAACATGGAAGAAGTGCAAAACGTATTGCAGTATGCACAAATTGCACAAGGAGCCGGGCCAGAAGGAGCTATGAGTATTAAAGTAGATGTTATGATGGATTATATTGCTGAAAAATTAGCAGTTCCACAAAAACTTAGACCTACCCCACAAGAAAGAATGGTTTTAAAACAGCAAATGCAACAACAAGCTCAACAACAACAAATGATGCAGATGGCATCAGAAAATCCTGAAGCAACTGCACAAGTTGCAGAAGCAGTTACACAACAACAACCACCACAAGGATAAATTATGGATGATGATTATGGAATGCGCCATAACCCAGCTGATGGAAAAAAATACACAGGATGGAAAGGCATTCATATAAACAAGGAAGGAAAAAAGGTAACTGAGCATTCTATGGGGTTTGGTCTGAATGGCAAAGAAGTTGAGATTCCAATGATTGTTCCTTCTACTACAAAAACAGAATTAAATAGAATTTTAAATGGAGAGGATGTT